TCGCTGTAAAGTATCCGCCACTGGTGTCTATCAAAAGTACCTGGACGATTTGTTGGTATAAGTAAACGGTGGTTGAATACATAGGATCCTCGAAACAGTATTTATGGGTAATAATATTTTTGAAAAGCTAACGGAGAAGTATCCCTTTATCACATTGTGCTTGTACGCAAATGTGGAATATGTAGGTGTGGTACAAAACAGAGACGACGTTGTCACCACTATCTACGACTTTGGTGCTGTACAAACACAGGAAGATAAGGTGCTGTTCTTAGAACTTGCCAGCACCTGGTGGTGGGAAAGCAATCGTAGCATACCTATAAACATATTTCTACGCAGAGATTGGGAACAATTCCGTCCTACTCTTCGTACTTTTGTCAACAAAGACTTAGAAATCTTGCACGGGCCTACTTGCAGTTTGCTGGACATAGTGCGCAGAAAAGGCAAGAGAAAGTCAATTACGCTGGTGCGTCGGATTGATTAAGCAAGTTCATGTGTAGTGCTACCAGGGCCGCGTAGGAAACTGCGTGGCTTTTCTTAAATGTGTAGCCCTTTGATTCGTCTCCGTCCCATACACTAGCAAATACTTCTGGCCAGAGTCGTGTTTGTAAGTGTGCCTTGCCCGGGCGAATAATAGAGATAAACGCCGCCATTCTGGGTATTGAATCTGGTTTCATCACTCGTAGCAAATCTGTATAATTGCCCACGTGTACCAGTTGGCTGGCCCAAGCATGATCAGTCCACAGTCGTTCCCAAGGTGGGCTGGCTGTGAGCATTGCTTCATAGTGTGCAGGATCACGGATCAACTGATACACACTCATGTTCAAAAAATCCAGTTTGAAGTAGCCGCGCTGTTCAGCTGATTCATAGTCTATGGCTGCGCAGCCATTCACGGGGTCCTGAGGAATGTCTGTGACATACACACCCGAGTTGTGCTTTCTTCCGTTGCTTTGTCGTGCAGGCACATGCTGAATAAGTTTCAGTATGTCTTCTCTGTTGGCAAAGTCTAAATCAATGTCTGCGCTCATTCGGTATCCACCAATGCGGCCACAATTCGAACTTGTTCTTCAGCCTTTGCTACTGCTTCTAATGCATTTTCTACACTTGGGTGTTTGGCCGCAAGTTCTTTGATACGATTTTCTTCATGTATTTTTTCTCTAGCCCAGTTTAGTATAGCCTGCACCTCGCCTGTGAGTTCAACTGTGGGATATGCGCTATTCATCATTAACCAACTGTTGCCATCATAAACTTCTATGCATTGACTGCTTCCGTTGTAGCGCATTTGCCCTACTAAAGAATTGCCAGAAGGTGTGTTGTAAAAACTGGGCCAGGAAGAAGAATAATTATTGTTGATTGTTATTCCATTGCCGCCATTTATGTTTTTGATCATATTACCATCCTGCCTTGCTTAATATATCTTTCACATACTCTTGATCTGCTGGGTAGTTTACAAACTTCTTTTGCCAAGCGTCTGAATCAATGTAGGGCCACACCATGGCCACTTGCTCTGTACTCAGTTCACTCAGGAACTTTTGTCCTGATTCACTGTTGTAAATCACCCAAGGACTTATACGTCCGGCTGTAACAGCATAACATAGACTATTGGTGTTGCCATAACGCATCCAATCATGTGGGGGATTGCCTGTTTCTTCTGCCCAACGTATGCTGTGTTCTATTGCTCGAGCCAGTGCATCATCCACTGCTTCCACACGCAGGTATTCAATCAAGTATTCAGTGTAGACTTTGTCACTGCACCAATTGTCAATCTTCTTTTGTGCTTTCAGTAACCAGGTCATGAAACGTGCAGGAGCAATCACATGAGTGTTTACACAATAGTTTCCAAACTTGACAAATGCTCTGTAATAAGGGCTGTCACAAAAGTCATCGTGTGTTTTGTTTTTGGCCGATCCTTGCATGGTTTCATAAAACTTGATGTATGCTTGGAATCCCATACGCACCCCTGCTTCGTCTCGAGCAAGTCGTCGGCGTTTGGGTTCACACATGTGAACAGCTATTGACGTTTCTCTAGAAAACGTTTTCTTGCAATAATCGCATACAAAACTCATGCTAACAGTTTACGCTCTTGAATGTAGTTTGTCAAATATTCATTTAGCATTTGGTGATGCCCAATTGCTGGATGAGTCATGTCGGGAGGCACGTAAGGTGCACCAGGTCCATAGTCTTTGGGCTGGACTCCTTGTTCGGCTTGCCAGGCTGTGGCCCGCCAGCCAAACCTGCCCACGATTTCGGGCTGATCAAACAATGTTAATCTAGGTTCATATAACAAATTTGTGTATAAGTTGTCTGCTTGTTGAAACATCATCACTCGATGGCCGCGACTTTGCAAATCGGCAATGGTGCTCAACATGCGATACATTAGATCTTCCACACGATCTAAAATACTGAACACTTCGCTTTTGAGTTTGGTTTCTACAAATTGATCCGAATCAGCCTGTGTCCAGTCATACTGCCAACGATGTTTGAACTCTTGATTTTGCGGATTGACCCAACGTCCTTCAAAGTCGTTTTCGGGTTCACATATGGGAATTTCTAATCTTGACAGAAATGTCATGCCTAGCACATACAGTGTTGGCGGTGCTGTGTAACTGTGTTTGAGTGTGGTACGTAGAATGCGACTGTTTGCGCTACCACCAATGGCAAGACTCGCAGGACAGTCTAGCGCCAGACGCTGAGCCAAATCCACATGCCCTTGACCCACAGCATACGATTCCATATAACTGCAACCGTTGACCACTAGGTTCATTTTTTGTCCTGGCCAGCACGACGATTGTATTCGTCAATTTCTTTCTGGGTAGTGATCTCGCACATTACATCAATTTCATCATCTTTGTATGTGGGGTATATGGCCATCAATGCTTTGCGTTTGCCACTGAGTCCTGCTTCTTTTTTCTTGGGTGCAATCCAAGGATGTCTTGGTGTGCCCAAGTCTGGACTCACTGACGTGGCCATGAGCCAGTGTAGTTTGGGGTGTTTGCTGACATCAAAGAAATGCTTGTTGAGTCGTTCATTGGTGGCAATCACATAAAACTCTTGCAGTTCACGCGAGCCTTCCACAGCTGATCCCCAGCGTATCATGAGATAGTTTGAAAACTTTTTCTTCTCTTCGGGTGTGAGCTCGTCGTAGAAACTTCTGTTCTTGCGATCGAACTGGCGCATTTCATTGGCAATGTTTAGTTTATCGCTCATCGGTCTTGCTCAGTTTATAGATCATTATAGCACGATCCAGTGCGTCTTGTAAAGTGGGGTTTGTCAGTGCAGCACGTCGAATCTCGCCCCACATTTTGTTTTCCATGATATGATTGCGTAAGGGCCTGCCATCTGCTGTTCTTGAATCGTAATCTACTTTGTGTCCAGTAATTGGATCATATTCTCTGCCTGACTCGTATCCAACCACTTGTCGAGTACTGGGGTCAGCACCTGACTCGCGAGCATACACAATGCCATCTGATCGTTCGTAAATGTAGGTGGCACCAGGTTTAAGATTTCCCATTAGTGATTGCGCTTTCCATCAAACACACAGTTAAACAACAGGTGCATCTCTCCGTCATTGATTACTCTGTGGAATGCTCCGTCAGGCACAAGAATAATATCACCCGACGCCACACGAAATTTTTCATCATCAATGATCATTATACCAGTACCCTGTACAAAGAAATAAACTTCTTCCTGTCCTGGGTGGCTGTGGCCACGTGTGGCTTGCCCGCGATACAGTTTGGTGGAACTCAACACAAGATTGTTTAGAGTCCGATTGTCTTTCAGCAGATAAGTTTCGTTGTCTTTGACGACTTCGCCGCCTATGTTGTGATTATCGTATTTGAGTTGCATTACCAAGCCAGATTGTAGTTGACAATTTCACAGTTACGACTGACGTCTTTTACAAAGTACACACAGTCGGGCTCTGGTTCGTCGTTTAAGGGCACAGCCAACATTTGACCGTTCTTGAGTTTGGGCGCATACCAGTTGACTTCATGGTACACATCTAGGATTTCAATATCCGGAAAGCTGGGTCTGTAACTTGACAACGGATTGAATTGAAATACTCTAAAGCCTCTATCATTGATACTGGTCAACGGTAGCACTTCCAAGTCGCCGATGTCGGGTTCTCCAATAAGGATCTGCCAGTCCATGGGCATTTTGATTGTTTGTGTACCAATACGCAACACCAGAGCAGGTGCATTAAACGATTCTAAAAAGATCAAGGGAATAAAGTGATAGTCTGGATCTGCTGGATTGGAATTGTCTAGGATAGCAAATCGCATGTCATCCACTTCTTCGGGCAAGTGATTTAGGTCGTAATAGGTGTTGTCTAGTGTTAATATTCTCATGATGTCTAAGTATACAGTATTGATGTAGATATGTCAAGCATTTGATAGCGTTTGTATCTCCATATGCACAGCATCTGCTACTTTTTGTTGAGTGGCTTGATCTGTGTGAAACGGGCGATCGTCATCATGGTCTGGGTGCATGACGTAAGTATCGCCTGCCATCTTGCCCTTCATTTGATAATCAAACATGGGTCGACCCAGCGACTGTTTCATATCTATAGGGATGATTCCTGCTTTTTCTGCTTGGTGATGCCAGTGCGCCAGGATCCAAGAGTCAACTTCTTGGTATAATTCTTCATTGAAAAAATACTTGAAATGATACTCAATGGCTTTGTGTTGGTCTTTGGTGAGCATCAAGGTAGGGTTGTTTTCAAGACCCTGGGGCACAGTACTCAATATAGGTGCATCATTGTCAGGAGTTGATATTCCATTTGAAGATGTGCAACTGGGGTTGTGTCCAACATAGGTGGTGTAGGAACTTTCATCATCCTTGAATGGATATATGAAATTTTTCAATCCCTTTTCAACTTGGAAATTGTCATTGATCATGAGATTTAATCTGTAACTCCAAGTGTTGTGATACAATAAAAACTTACATCCGATTTCAATTGCCTGTCTCATCTGCCAGGCAATGCCAAGATTGGTCATGGAACTTCTGGCCAAGCACAGCACAGAATAGCCATATTGGTCTTGCAATATTTGGCTGTAATGATCTCTAGTGTTGGTACGTGGATTACCGTTTTTGGTTGCTGAACTAAAACTGTCGCCGCACACTATTATGTCAAATTCTTTTTTCAACACCAATCCTCAGTGAGTTCTAGAAGTGTGTTTAAAAATCCATCATGGGCGGCCTGATCGTTGTGTGTGATGCTACGGTCCCAATCAAAAGAACCATTTGGCATCTGACAGGGGAGACGATCCAAGGGCCACACTTTTTTTACCCAAGACCAATCCATGCCTCCCAGGCCATGCGGTATGTACACAAAGGGTATTTGATGATATTGAAGTTTGCGCAAACCGTCAGATATGACAAAATAATTTTCTTGACGTTTTAAATTGTTGTTGTGTAAATCTGCAACATAGTTTTTGATTGCCAGGCGCTGTTGGTCACTCAATATGTTTTCGTGTTTTTTATTCAACAAATTTTCTATCACATCACTTACCACTAGTGGATTTTTTGTTTTGACATTGAATTCACTCACACTACGATATCCTGTGTACAAGATATTGTTTAGTTTGAGCCAGCCGTAGGTTGGTGGGGCTTGCGGTGCTACTATGTCTGTCCTTGGGGGAGTTGTCGGAATTACCACATCCATTCTATCACTGGAGGTGCAACCTACTATTACAAAATCAGCACCCCGGTCAATGGCGTTGTCAATTTGCAGTCGTATAGAAAAGCACGTGGCGGCAGCCCGAGCTAGACTGATGTGTTGAAAATTTTTATGTTCAGCGTACAGTTGTAAAAAACTTTTGATTTCTCCCGGGGGTGAATCCAAGCTCAGATAACTGTCGCCACAAGTTACTAATTTTTTCATTTCAATCCCATGTGTCATGCTATCTTCATCCACTCTAGTTTTTCTGCAGAGAAAGGATAGTTGGCTTCCTTGTAGAACTGTTTGCGTTTGGTTAGATGTCGCTTGGCGAACTTACAGGTTGAGGTGATGTCCCATATTTGCACATGATCTTTGTCCTCTGCTTTTCGGATGCCCCTACCAATACTTTGGATAACCCTAACAAAGCTCTTACCGGGCTCAATAAGCACCAGATTAAAGATTCTCGGTATGTTAATTCCAACCGCTGCCACACCGTAAGTGGCAACAATGATTTTGTCTGTTGAGTCTGCGACTTCGTCGTATTCATCTTGTCTGTCCTTTGCTTTGGTTGCCCCGGATACAAACACAGCACGATCGCCTAGACGTTCTACTAGTGCATGTCCTGCAGCTACCCTGTCCACAAGCACCAGGGTGTTGCCTGTTTCGTTTACCTTGCGTATGAGTTCAGCCATGGTGTCTAATCGGCCTGGCTCTTCTAACAAGTACTTTAGTTCGCTTTGATATTCTTTATATTCCACGTGGTCAACCAACTGCACAATGTTCACATGACAGTTGGCCAGTACACCTTGTTGTTGCAGTTCGTTGGCACTCAAGCGGCCAATAACAGGTCCAAGCCCTACCAACAATGCTTGGCTTTCAAACTTCTCTTTGGGAATAGTTCCAGTCAAACCCCAGCGAATTGGCACTCTAGCCATCACTCCAGTCAGCAGGGTTTTGAGTGCATCTGCTTTGGCCATGTGTACTTCGTCTACAATAACACATACCACACCTTCCAAGAACTCGCCAATGGTTACTTCGCCCACACCCGACTTGGTATTCTTTAACAGCACGTTTAGACTTTGCCAAGTACATATTGTGTGCTGACGACCGTATTCTTTTCTGTCACCAAAGAACACGCCAACGTCTTGTTCCATGTTGATGTAGTCTTTTTCTGTTTGCGTCACTAGACTCTTGTTAGGTACAATAACAATTGAGCGTCCATATGGCGCCACTGCATTGGATAAAGCCGCTGTCATGA